CCATCCTCTAGTTCCTACACACCTAAACTATGACGGTAACGATTCTGTAACTAATATGGACACTTTAATGACGGTTTATCCCGAACAAAAGTTTCTTATCAAAAGAGATCCCGTCGATTGTCTTTCCGTAATATACTTAAAACATAAAAAACGTCACCCAGAATTAACAGTAGAAGACTTCTTAGCTAACTTGGCTGGTGTTTCTACTATCAAAGTGTTTGAAGATGAGATAGAACATGTAGCTTTTTGTGATGTGTATTCCTACGAAAATTTAGTGGATAATCCTGAGTCTGTAATCACCAGAATACTTCACAGATGTATAGGGGAACTTAACGATGATGGTGTGGATTTGTCAGTAGTAGATGTCGTAGTAGAAAAATCCCAGATTAAAAATCTAAGGGAAAGTGAGAATATGGGGTATGATGACAGTGTAGGAATATCCAAGAGCGTATTTACAGAAGAACAAATAGAAAGTATACTGACCTATTTAAATTAAAACTAAAAATGAATTTTATATTATGAATAAAAATTACAAAGGACAGGTGGATATTTTCGTCTGTCCTTTTTATTATCTGTAGAATAGTAATATTTATTCTATGTGTATATAGATGTATGAATAATATATTTCTTACAGGTTGCGATAGAAATACAGAATGGCAACTACCTTGGTTTCTAAATAATTATTTTAGAAACAATAGTACTCCCATAAGAGTAGCTAATTTTGGTATGTCCGAAGAAATGTTGGATCACCTTTCGTCCATCGACGTTGATGTGTATATTCCATACAAAGTAGATCAAGTTGGAAAGGGTCTGAAGGGTTGGTTCAAAAAACCTAGGACTATATACGAGGCAACATATCCAAACAAACTAGTTTGTTGGTTAGATACTGATTGTGAAGTTGTTTCTGATATAAGTTCTATATTTGACTACTACGTAGAGGATAAGATTGGTATGGTACAAGATCGACCTTGGTCCAAAAGAAGACCCGATAATGGACCTTGGTACAATAGTGGTGTTGTACTTACCAACAGAAATTGGAATCTGAGAAATTGGGTATTGGCTTGTGAAAAAAAACCTATTGAGGGTGATCAACAAGTCCTACATTACTCTATGTCGGAAATAGAGAAGATAGGGGTTATGGAACCCCTACCCCATAAGTTTAACTCTCTTAGATTGGATTATGTGGACGGTATAGAGGTTAAAAACCCTCTTATTATCCATCACACCGGAAGTAGGGGTAATGATAAAATTAGGAGTATGATGTCATGAGTAAGTATTCTGTGTTATTTTGTATTTTTATATGCGTTTGTTTTGGTATTCATTACAAGTATTCTCAATATAAAATAGAAACATTAGAAGAGAAAATCTCTATTCAAGAAAAGACTATGGGGACACAAAGAAAGACCATAGAAGCATTAATGATGACAACTGACAAAGCAACAAGAGCTTACAATATAGTACTACAGAATAATCGAAGAATTGGAAAGGAAAATAAATCATGTTCAACCAACTATTCATAGGGATAATACTGATTCTCGGACTTGGGTCTTGGTGGTTGTATTCTGAGAATGAAACATTAAAAGAAAACGCAGTAAAATTAGAAACTGCATTCGAAGAACAAAAAGAAACTATAAATGTTCTCCAAAGGTCCTATGAGAAACAGGGAGAATCTCTCACAAACCTACAAAGAAATTATAGCCAAATAGAACAGGAGAAAGATCAGTATCTTGCTATATTTTCGAGACATAATTTTGATAAACTTTCACAGGTAAAGCCGGGTCTTATGGAGATAAGATTTAACAATGGAACAGCAGAAGTATTCGGGGATATAGAGAATGACAGTAAAAAAATTAGTGAGCTTGACGCTCCTGACACTCCTTAGTGGTTGTAGTACTCTCCAAAATATGTTTGGGGAGAAAGAAATTCAGGTTATAACAAAACCTGTAAAGATTGAGATAATACAACCGACGCTACCGAGACCAATTCAATTGGAAAATCCCAAGTGGTATGTTGTATCTGAGGTTGTTGTTGCGAATCCTTGTAAAGCTACATTATCATTTGATCCAAAGAGATTTGATGATAAGGGTAACGAGAGATTTAAAAGACCGAAAGATTGTGACATGGATGAGAGAGAAAATCCCAGTTGGCCTGTGGGTTATACATACTTAGATAGATTCTTAGACGAGATGAAAGATAAGAATGATGGTAAAGTTGTGTTTGTCGCTATGACGGTTGGAGACTATAAAATGATGTCAACCAATACACAAGAATTAAGAAGATACATACGAGAGCTCGGAGAAGTGATTGTATATTATAGAAATGTCACTATTGATGACAACATAGAAGAAGAAGGTGGAGAATAATAATGTATGAATACAGTGCGAAAATTATTAGAGTCGTTGACGGTGATACTGTGGATGTTGACATTAATCTTGGTTTTGGTGTCGTTTTTGCTAATCAACGCGTTAGGCTATATGGTATCGATACTCCTGAGTCGCGCACGAGAGATCCTATCGAGAAAATCTTTGGAAAGACTGCATCAAAGTTTCTTACAGAGAAATTGGGGGAGAAATGCACACTCCGCACTAGACTGGACAACAAAGGAAAGTACGGAAGAGTCCTCGGAGAATTTGTTGTCTACGATCACGAAACTGATTCAGAAATGACAGTAAACAATATTATGATACGAGATCACTATGCTGTCGCATATTTTGGTCAATCTAAGGATGACATCGAAGATGAACATCTGGTAAATAGAGATTTATTGATGGAGAAACTCGGTCTTCCAAAATGCGAAGACGGAGAATATACCATGTTAGCTGAGAAGATGGGTCTGTAATGAGAGTTAATGTTTTAGGTAATGGTGATTGGGCGGATATCTTTCAGAGAGGAACTGAAGGTAAATTGTTAGTATGTAATATGCCTCCAATGCAGTTAACTAAACAAGAAGTATACGCTAGTTGCATGGTAGACTTTAAGATGATGGCTGCCTTGCAAGAGGGTAGTGTAAATCTAGGAATGTATGATTGGATATTAGGGAACAGACCTAGAAGGTGGATGGAACAAAATCCAACATTCTACTTAAAATACTCTCAGAATATTAAGGGATTTTGGACACATGTTCCTCCATATGCACAACTGCCGGGTCACGCTAAATCTCAGGCAGCGACCAACTATAGTTGTGGTCATATGGCAGTAGATTATGCCTGTAGAAAGATGCGAGCAACCGAGGTACATCTATATGGATTTGATTCTATGTTTGATCTAAATTTAAGAAGTTGTACAGATCTGGTATTAGAGTCCGATAGAAGTTCTTTAAACACTCACAGACTCGCCACAAACTGGAGACCTATCTGGTCAAACTTTTTTAAAGAATTTTCAGAAATAAGCTTTACAATTTATCACAGACATGATAAAATAAAGTTTCCTATTGGAAAAAACGTGAAAGTAATTGCTACTAAAGAGGATAAAAATGATTGATATTATGAAAGAATTTGCAGAAGATAATCTGCCTAAAGTGAAGAGTTTTATTGAATATACTTTACACGACTTTAAGAACGTTTGGCTATATAAACCAAACGTCCTAATTTGGTGTGCAGTCGCCTTTATTTTAGCATTAATATACTGAAATAATACGATCCATTAACATATACTCTTCCGGTCTACCACCAGAAGATTTTATATCAGAGTCCCATTCGCTACGATTTGAGAAGACTGTAGTCAGGGATTCTGTGTTGTCTTTCTTTCTAGCCAGAACAAATTTCTCAGAATCTCCCTGATTGTAGTACATATCTACTAAATCAAAATCCGGAGTACATATCGGAGAAAAACATTCTTTTACCGCAATCTCTGCGAAAGCTCCATCATTCTTAGGAACACCCAAGAAAACTACTGCATCAAACTTTTCAGTGTTTGGCGGAAGACTGACATTCCACTCAAATTTGTCCATTCCGTGACGGTACTGTTTATTGCTTTCTATAGTACAATATCTTAAACCATTGTTCCTATACATGGAATGCATTATTCCTCGGTGACGACTTTCTGATGGACTACAGACCTTTATTTCGCCTTTGTATCCAAACATTTTCCACACCATAGGAATGAACTGTAATACTATGTTGGGGTCCGATACCTGATCTAAATGTGCTCTTTCTGGGGCCATAAGATCCACATGCCGAGCGGCATCTTCAGGAAGTAACCAAGATGTCTGTCCGTCATTAAAATGACCAACAAAAAGAATATTTTTATAATCTTTTGTTCTTAGGAAGTTACAATACATCGGACATCTTGATAGAACTTCTTCCACAGTATTTACCCTGTTAGAAGAATGACGAAGATAAAGTTTATTGTTTTTTATGTTATCGTTTAACTGTCCATTTAGGTTACGTGACATCTCTTCTTTCTCATGTCCCATAACATACTGATAGACCGGACCGTTCTCGTTGGTCTCTCTTAAAATTGTTTCGTCTTTTGTATTGAAAAACATTTATTAATTTCCCTTGTAGATATTTTGGATATAGTTTTCAAATTCTTCGATTTTGTTTAATCGATTAGGCCATAAAATATATTCCTTCTCAGGGTTCTGTTTTAGATTATTGAGAAGAGGTTGGATCGCATTAAACAAACTGTCTAACCGATCTTGTGTAGCGTCCACAGTAGAAGAAACGGATTCCAACTTAGAAGAAGCGTGTTGCACCGCCTCAAGTTCTTCCTCGTTTACTAGCGTGAAACCAAAGTCAAATAATTGTTCTGTCATGCGTATATTTATACAAATTAAACCTTGACTTTTGTTGTTTATGCGTGTATAATGTACTTATTATTTGAATGGGAGCGTATATATGCAACATGGAAATATGAGATGTTACCCTAGTGGTCGAAAGAAATCCTTTAATGCTTGGACTACCAAGAAGAAACCCACCCCCAAATTTGTTCCTATGGAAGTGGTAAACGAACCTTATCGTAGGCCCACACCAGTATACCAATCTGTGGATTGTGGCACTGTGCACACCACAAAGGAAGAGAGATCAGTCTATACTGGTACTCTAGTTAAAGGTATAAGTACCATGCACAAATCTAATATGGTTCCTATTATAAACGATCAGGAAGCTAAAGACCACGCGAGTATGAGGAGGTAGTATGGGACGTTCTCAATCTAAAAGGAGTGGTCGAAAGAACACGATAAAAGACTTCAGTAATCCAGTAGCTAAGAATATGGAGAAGTTTAATCGTCCTTCTACTCATACCGACAAGAAGAAAGAAGCTAAAAAAACGGGAGACTACAAATAAAACACTTGACAATAATGTTTTATTGTGTTATAATGTGTAACATATGTCGATATACGAAGATTCCTATTTATTGGTATGGAATCGACATAAATTTTAATATGGATAAAGTGAGGATAATATGACAACAACTATTAGTAAGGAAGAACGATACGCTATGATACGACGAGCAGCTAAAAAAGTGCAGAAAGGTCGTAATTTGAAAAATAGTTCTAAAAAACTAACGGAAGAAGTTATACGAATTGATCGTCAAGATCATAAAGAGCGAATATCTTGGAGTGACGCTGGTGAATATGCTAAAGCTCATTACGGTGATATTTACAATGCAAATGTAAAAGAGGAATGGAATTAAGATGGATAATCTTATTGATTTGGGTAACTACCCACGTAATGATGTCGAGTTAATTTCTCGTGAGTTTATGCGAGTAGTTTATCTTGATGTGTGTAAGGATTACGCCACTGAAGTAGAAAAGGAAGATAAGGATGAAGCTGTCATCAAAAACATCGAAGACCTTATCCGATCTATTGAAATGGTTATTATTATGTTAGATGGTAATGATGATTTCTTAAAGTTCATAACTTCTGGCGAAGAAGAATCCGAGTCTGAAGAAGATGAAGAATACGATAGATTTTAATTGGAGATCTGATATGATTGAATTATATGATGATGTTGTACGTGCGTTACAAAGCGGTAGAGGTAACGTAAAATTCATGAAGGTTAATGGAGATTTCCGTGACATGACTTGTACTCTTGAAGAGTCTGTTATTGGAAAACAGGAAGTTGATCCTAATGGAAAGACAAAGGTCAATCGTGAGGTTGTCCGTTGTTATGATACGAATGCTGAAGGTTGGCGTTCGTTTAGATTAGACTCTGTCCTAGAGTTTAGTAGTAGAACCCTAAGTTGGACTAAGTAAGATGCCTAGGAAACCAATGACAGAAGAACAACGTGCAGCTGCGGTCGAGAGACTTGCAAAAGCACGTGAAGCTCGGGGTCACGATGGATCTAAGTCAGTACATGAAAATCTTCGTGACATGGATAAGGATAGTCCTATACATTGGAAGAAGGTGAAGGGTTGGATAACGGAAATACAGACTGAGTTGAAATCAACTAAGGCTAAGAAAACATCCAAGGACAGAAAAGAACGTGCAGAATATATTAATCTGGAAGTTTACCTTTCTAATCTTAAGAAGTATATTGCGAGTGGTATCTACCATGACTCTCGTTATGGTCGACACCGTGAAGGTCGCATGAATACTGTAGTCCGTACCCTAGCATACCATCCAGATGGATTTCCTAAAAGAACAGTAGGATTTTATTACCCTGATCTTGGTGGACAAGTCTGGACAAAGGAGATGGATGATGAGTATCAAAGAAGTAGAAGTCTCGAAAGGAACCGAGGACGAAAACAAGTTTCTGAACAAGAAAGCGTTTAGTAAACTTATAGAGACCACAGTTTTCACAAAGAGACTTAGTTACATGGATGCTATATTACACGTATGTGAGAAAAACAATATTGAACCCGAAGATGTCAAACGGTACCTCAATAAAGCTATTCTCGAAAATGTTGAAGCTGAGGCAAGATCTTTGAATTTCTTGCCAAAGATGAATACATTAGATGTATAAATATAGTAGTAAACGCCAAATAATAGTTTACAAAACATACGATGTGTGGTATAATAAACCACAATACAATTTAATACACTGTTAATACTAAGGAAATATATATGTCTTTTGCAAGTCTAAAGTCCAATTCTATGGACATCTCAAAACTCGTCAGTGCCGCAAACGAAGCGTCTGGCGCAACTCAACAAACCAATAAGTACCAAGACGACCGTATCTGGAAACCCACTGTAGATGATTCTGGTAATGGCTATGCTGTTATTCGTTTCTTGCCTGCGATGGAAGGTATGGATCTCCCTTGGGTTCGATACTGGGATCACGGTTTTAAGGGACCAACTGGTAAGTGGTATATCGAAAAGTCTTTGACCAGTATTGGTCAGAATGATCCTGTAGGTGAGTTAAACTCACGACTATGGAACTCAGGTATTGAGGAGGATAAGGAAACTGCTCGTAAACAAAAGCGTCGGTTACACTACGTCTCTAACATATTGGTGTTGAATGATCCTTCAAACCCATCTAACAATGGAAAGGTCTTTATGTACCAGTATGGTAAGAAGATCTTTGATAAGATTATGGATTTGATGCAACCAGAATTCCCTGGCGAAACTCCAGTAAACCCATTTGACCATGAGAATGGTGCAAACTTTGAACTTAAGATTCGGAATGTTGCCGGTTATCGTAACTATGACAAATCAGAGTTCAAGTCTCCTTCTGCATTATTAGAAGGTAATGAGACTGCACTTACGACTGCATACAACTCTATGCACGAAATCTCAGAATATGCAGATTCTAGTCAGTATAAGTCTTATGATGAGTTAAAGCAAAAACTAGAGATGGTCCTTGGGCTGTCTACTGGTGTTGGTTCAACTGTTAAGAATGAGTCCTTGAGTCAGTCCGCTGAGTCTGCTCCTCTTAAAGCAGTAGGAGAACCTACTATTGTTGAAGCACCCACACCAGAGATTCAGTCTGCCTCTGATGAGGAAGACACTCTATCTTACTTTGCTAAGATGGCCGCTGAAGATTAATTTTCGGTGTCATGTGTTACGAAGAGGGACTCGAAAGAGTCCCTTTTTTTATGCAGTTCTTGTTCCCATAAATGGGTCCATAGAATCGTGTGAAGATAAACCATTACTCACAAAACTAGTACTATTGTTATTAGTATTGTTTGTGGAATTATTGGAGGGTGCGAATACTGCGTTTCCTCCAGTTTTATTTGCGGCAATTTGACTGGCGGTATCAGCACCTTCTTTCATTCTTGGTGCTTGTGTGGGGACTGGTTTAGCTATGGATGACACCACACTAATTTTCTTTATATCTTCTGCCGAAAATGAGTCTAGTCCTGAACCAAAATCTAGACTTGGATAACCATCAAATATTTCTTGACCAAACTTACCACCCTTTTTGGCAGCTTCTAACATAGGAATGGTGAAACCAAGTGTTTTACCTAAATCTTTTACCGAATCCTTTACATCACCATAATCCACATCGGACAATCCTTCTAACGAGGAGGTCAAACCTGAGATAGTTTTTGATATATCTTTTAAACCATTTAGATTATCTGCATTTAGAGTAGATAGCGGTTGCAATCCTTTATACACTTGTGTAAATACATCATCGTCATCTGAGGATCCAAACAGTCCCGTCACAAAATCTATGACTTTAGTGATGCCTTTGGCGCCCATGAGTGCAACCATTCCTAAACCGACAGCTCCCATACTATCTGCTACAGAGGATAAATTCTCACCATCTATACCAGCTAATGCTCCGAGACCCGTCGCCATATTGGTTAGTATATCTTTAAGACCAGTACCATCAGCTCCCAACGCTGCCATTACGTCTGTTACACCAACTAATGCTGTTAAAAATCCAGCTAAACCAACTCCAAATAAAGGTAGTCCTATTGCCGCGGCACTTCCAAATGCAGTTCCGAGTGCCAGTAAACCACCCAATGCTACCAAAGATTTTGCATCAAAAGCATTTAATCCTTGACCTAAACTGGTCATAATTTTCGCTAAAGAAGATCCGTCTGTATTTAACATAGACATCCCTTTATCGCCTAACGCTAAACCACCGAAGAACGCACTCAAACCAGCGCCAAAGAATCCCATTTTAAGAGCCCCTTTCATACTACCAAACTTTGCTCCTATTGCAGCAACTGCGCCCATTTTGAGTAAACCTTCCGTGGGAGTTTCTGCAAAGGCTTCCCCAAGAGTGATCATACTCTTTTTGGTTGATGACATATCTGTACCAATCATAGCTTGAGCTTTATCACCAAGGGACAATCCAGTGAAAAATGCACCAATACCAAAACCTAATGCACCAAGTGTTGCGACTGCACCCAATCCTTTCATGGCAAATCCAAGACCAGCGCCCACTCCAGCTCCAACACCAGCTCCAAAACCACCCGACTTATTGACAGTTTTTGATTTATCTACGGTTTTGTTTGAAACCTTCCCTCCGCCTTGTATTCCTTCTATAGCCTTGAGTAACCTACTCTCAAAAGTTTTCTTATCTCTATTTTCTTCTAGATCATCTCCAGTTTCTTTACCTTCCTGAAATCCTCTTATTGCCTTAAGTATACCACGATTACTTTTTTCGATTGATTTAATTAAATCATTGGCGAATATGGATCGAACAGCAGAATCACGCACACGACCGGATATAATGTGTATGCCCATGTCTATGGTGCCTACCTTTTCTAACATCTTATCAGTAGTGATCTTCTGGGATTCTAGTTGTTGTGCTATTTTTTTAAGGCTCATTTCTTATCCTTGTTGCTTGGCCCTTTGATTTTTTTCGTTGATATCGTCCATCAACATTGTTAGGTAAATCTCTCTCTCCCAAGGTATCATTCCTTCCACTTCGTTCAACGAGTAATTAAAATTATTTAACAGTTGGAAATTTACCTGATAATAATTAGTCAAAGTGTCGTGAGAGAGATTTATCAAAAAAAATCGTCCATGCCTCTTAATGTTTTCTTATTATTATGATTACAAGATTCACATTTGAATTCCACATCCTTTGATAAGGTTGGTATGGAAACAGCAAACTGTGATATCTTTTCGAATTGATCCGTTGTCATAGATTCTAAGAAGTTTATAATTTCTTCTTGGGGTTCATCTTTTATAGAGATTCTTTCATCATCTGTTAATACAGAATCCATACAACTAACGACCAGATGAAGTAAAGCTTCTGTTGCAGTATTACTATCTAATAGTTCTTGATTTGATAAAAAATCTTCATATGTGGGAAACTTCATCTTTACAACAATATCGTCTGTTACAGCTATAGTCATGTCGGGCATATCACCAACAACTTCAACTTCGTCCAGATCAATATTTACTTCATTATTAGTCTCACACTCTTCACATTTCATCAACACCGTAGAAACTTCTCCTACAGATTTAGAACGAATTTTAGTAAACATATAATCAACATCAAATGTTGATAGAGTCTCCTCAATTTTATCCTCAACACAGATATTAATTGTATTGACTATAGATCTCAATAGATCTCCTCTATTCTGTGACTCAAAAGCTATGAGTAAATTCTTTTGTTCCTTAACTAGGAATGGTCTGTAAATAACCTTCTGTCCTGACGAAGGTATTGTCATTTCATATGTGGGTGTTGAGTTTAACTTTGGTAATGCCATTTTATAAATCCTATATAATTTAAATTATTCCACCAGATAAACTTATCTTGGGAGAGAATAGACCTCTTTCATCTTTGATCACTTTCCAGTTTGTGTACGAAAATTGTACACTCAC